AAAAAGAGTCGCCATCTACGTTTCCATTACCTGTTGTAGTAAAAGAAGCAGAACTAGTTAAAGTAATACTAGTAGCGCCCGCACTTATCGCACCGTTAAGTGTAGTATCTGCTATGGATTTGCTAGGTACATTTCTACCGTAGTCTCTAAAAACTTGGTCTATATCTATTGTAGCCCTGCGTATAGCAAGCGTTAACTTAGATGCTGCTTGTGTGCGTTGGGCTGAGTTTAGCCCAAGCCTCATACCAACATCACTTGAAGTACAATAATAGACCATTACTTAACACCGTTCCTGTTATTAACACAAAAAGCATACGCTTCTGCATTTTGTTATACGCTTTTAGTGTCTTTTCAAGGTTTGCTAATCTTTTTGTAACGTCTCTACACCATATATGCCATTCTTCTTGATTCATAATATCACATCTGCGTTGATAAACCCATAGCCCCTGCCACTATTGCTATTAATGCCAATGTAATTTTTTGTGTGTTTGACATATAGGATGCAATAAGACCATTAGTAACCTCTAATTCAGTAGCCACCTGTGCAAGACCCGTTTTCATATCCATGTTAGACTGAACTAGTTGTTCAATAAGTCTTTCATGTCTTTTTCCAGTTTCTTCTAAATTATCTAATCTTATACTAATAACGCTATCTTCATTCATCCATACTCGCCTTCAATCGAGCAATTAGGTCTGATTTCTTACCGCTAACAGCAAGTCCCTTCTCTTTTAGCATAGCCTTCAATTCAGCAACATTACGGGACTCAAGAGTTTCATCTAGAGTTTTTAATTCTGCTTTTGCCTCTACAAGTTTTTCTTTTACCTCATCTACGTTATCAATAATCTCATCAAGAGTTATTTTACCGTCAGCATTTAGTACTAAGAACTTTTTGTAAAGCCATACTCCTATTCCCGCTAATCCTACTAACGCTAGTAAGATTATCTCTATATCACCAAGCAAAGATGATGATTCTAGGGGTATGCAGTCTATTGTTTCATTCAATGCATTTAAGCAAGTCTCGGCTGTTGTATTGTTAGTCATTTTATTCACGCTCATATATTATTTGTTTTACGGCTGAGAAAGGAATGACACTAAACGGTCTAGTCGCACCTACTCGATACAACTTGAACCCATGAAGTGTTTCTTCAATGTTTACATTGGTGTATGATTTTTCGGGAGGACTATAAACAATCTTCCCCTTCCTCACGGCAGCCATAATACAACCAATACATAAAACCTACTTAAAAGGTTACTCTCCTAGAATACCACTTTCTAGTAACATATCTATAATTTCTTTGTAGTATTTATAATCACTTATCGTACAAATAGGTTCTATATGTGTATCACCGATACTATAATTCGCAAAGGCTTTAGGACTTACAAACACATCATAAGTTTTTACGTAATTACCCACACTATCATTTACTTGTACTACAAGAGTAACGGGTGCTTCTTTTTCTATAACTTCACCAGTAACATTGTTACAAGTAACAACACCGTCTCTTTCCAAAGACTCTAAACTAAACGAAGGACCTACCATACCAAGAATTATTATTAAGGAAATAATATATGCTACGCTAGTGCTTTCGCTCATGATACTAACTACTATTGGCGTTAGTTAAATTATCTCCAACGTGGTCCTTCAAACCACCCAACAAGGCTAGTTCTTGAACCTTTTGTTATCGGACTTACGCCATGTTCTAGGTAAGAATAGAAAACAATTATCGAGCCTTGTTTTATTAGTGCTTCGGGGTCAGGATTTTGTGTATGTGAGAAAGTTAATATACCACCTTCATATTCGCTAGGGTCAGTTAGTTGTACGACAATACTAAGTTTTCTATGAAATCCATCTTGTCTATTATAGTTGACATCGTGATGCATATCGTATTTGTGTCCGACATCAGCATATTCTGTAAACTGTAACGGTGGCAAATAGGTTATTGTAGTTTGAAAATATTGGTTTGCATCTAAAGCAATTTTCTTAAAAACATCATGCATTTCTTGATAGACACCTTCGTTTTGTAGCCATCGGATTTGTGTTTTTCTATGGCTGTCATCTTTGTTAAAAGTAGATGCCTCTTGTGGTTCTACTAACTTACCTGCTTCTATCCATCTTTCACAGGTTTCTTTGTCTAGTATTTCTTCGTATAGTAACCAGTTTGGGTACTGCATATACAAATCAGCCTGTATTGCTTATTTAAGGTGTACCTAATCAAAATTAAGCATAATTGTCAATTCAGGTGCGGCTGTTGAGCCGTAAGCATTAGTAGCCGTACAATTTACTTTCATTATTAATACCATACCACTTTCTGGATATACTACGCTGCCTTTACTACCCGCAAACTGCCAATACACCTTTTCACCTGCACCGTCTGTACCTGTTGCATCTTGGCTTGTTGATGCCGTACCTATAACTGAATAAGTACCATTAGCATCTGAGTTTGAATCAATTGATACGTCCCATAAAAATGACGTTGCACCTGTGGCTCTACAATACCCTTTGAATATAAATGTCTCAGTAACAGCATTATTATTGTACGCACTTGCCATCTGATTTATTTGGAAAAAATCGGCATAAGCCCTTGAACTAAAACCCGAACCATCATCTTCAAAGAAAGTAATTCCTGTTGAACAATCAACCACAACTGCATCATCGTAATTACCGCTAGAAGATGTTGCTATACTTACATCAGTAGGGGCTACTCCGGTTTGACCCGCTTGTGCTACCGAACCTACCGTTCCTATAAAACTCATACTATCAACCTACTTGTACCCAATTTGTAGAAGATACGCAAATGTATGATGTTGCTTCATTATCTCCTACTGCTGCATTAGTAGCCCAATTGCTTACGATAGAGTTGCTTGTACCAAGACCTACTGTTGCACTAGAACCAGTATTGTTGAATATAGTAAATTGTGTACCTACTGTTGCGCTTGCGGGTAATGTTAGTGTACCTGCTGTCCAATAAACATATGAACCGGATTGTGCTTCTGTTAATGTTGTATTACTTGATACTGCTACAACTTGTGCTTTAGATGCAATACCACCAGTATAATCTCCGGTTATCCATGTAGGCGAACCATCACCGGATGCAATAACTAATTGGTCGCTATTTGTTGCAGAAGGCGCATCAGCACCGCCGATAATAACATTGTTTGAACCTGTTGTGATGTTATCTCCGGCTCGGTAGCCTATTGTGATATTCTTATTAGCAGTTGTTATTAAATCTCCCGCCTCATATCCTATACCTATGTTATAATCACCATCTGTTACATCATTTAATGCAGAACTACCAATAGCGATATTGACTCCACCTGTTGTAATGTTATATAAAGTTGAGCCGCCAATTGCTATGTTTGCACCAGCAGTAGTCATTTGCCAGCCGTAAAGAGCACTTCTGCCTAATGCTATGTTATTGTTGGAACTGGAAGTTGTGTTGCTATTTCCGTGACCGGCAGCCTGTCCTATGTATGTATTACTCCCTCCGGGTGCATATCGCCCTGCTTGCCCCCCAACAATTGTTGAATAAGCCCCTACTGCTGTGGAATAACCGGCCTGTGCGCCAACAATAGTAATCCATGCTTGGTTTCCAGTTGTTGTTCCCCTCAAACCGGCATTATGCCCAACAAATGTATTCATTTGAGAATCAACAGTTTCATTTGTAAAGAACTTACCCGCACTGGTTCCGATATATACATTTTGACTACCGATTGCATCCTTACCTGCGCTATGCCCTATCGCTACTGTATTACTTGTGGTTGTTGGATTAACTACTGCATCTTTTCCAATAAATACATTATCGTGTTTATTTCCTGTTATTGCCGAACCAGCACCATACCCAATCATTACACTTTCCCTACCAGTCGTTATAGCATCTCCGGCAGTATTACCAATAACGATATTCTTTGTTCCGCTTGTTAATGTGGAAAATACATCTTTACCAAGACCGATATTATCGCTTGCGCCACTTAGTGTTCCTGTTGTCGGGGCTGAACCATTACTGTCTGTTTGAAGTAAGAATCCGTCTGTGAAATTAGTAGCATCAACCATTACATCATCTAAGCCACCAATAGCACCTGTGCCGCCACTTGGCCCAGTAGGACCATCGGGTCCCGTTGGCCCAGTAGGTCCCGTAGGGCCTGTCGGTCCTGTATCGCCTTGAGGTATCGAGAAAGCAAACACCTTAGCCGTGTCCGGCCCACTTGCTGTTACACCTATTGGTCCAGTAGAAGCGGTTGGAGTTCCAAAGCCCGCAGCAGTTCCAGTAGCACCTGTTGGGCCGGTTGCTCCCGCAGGTATGCTAAATGCAAATACTTTAGCAGTATCGGGTCCACTTGCCGTCACGCCAATAGGGCCAGTTGAGGCTGTCGGAGTGCCGAAGCCAGCCGCAGGTCCAGTAGCACCATCGCTACCATCTGAACCATCAGAACCGGCAGGTCCAGTAGGACCGGTAGGCCCTGTTGGTCCTGTTGCACCGGGGGGAATAGTAAAAGCAAACACTTTCGCTGTGTCCGGCCCACTAGCACTAATGGCTAAAGGACCACTTGATACGGTAGGTGTACCAAATCCGGCTGCTGCCCCGTCGCTTCCGTCAGAACCCGCAGGTCCAGTAGCCCCTTGAGGAATACTAAACGCAAATACTTTAGCCGTGTCAGGACCACTTGCCGTAACACCAATAGGACCTGTGCTTGCGGTAGGCGTTCCAAATCCGGCGGCAGGGCCAGTAGGTCCGGTACTACCATCAGAACCGTCGCTTCCATCAGCACCCGCAGGTCCAGTAGGACCAGTTGGCCCATCCGGTCCAGTAGGTCCAGTTGGGCCTGTTGCGCCCGGTGGAATTGTAAAAGCAAAGACTTTGGCTGTATCAGGTCCACTGGCGCTTATGGCTAATGGACCACTAGCAACCGTAGGTGTTCCGAAACCTGCTGCCGCACCATCAGAGCCGTCTTGACCGTCGCTTCCGGCAGGGCCGGTAGCCCCTTGAGGTATAGAGAATGCAAAGACCTTTGATGTATCTGGTCCACTAGCAGTTACGCCTATTGGTCCTGTCGAAGCCGTAGGCGTTCCAAAACCTGCTGCGGGACCAGTTGGTCCTGTTGGGCCATCACTACCTGCTTCTCCCTGTGGTATTGAGAAAGCGAAAACTTTTGCTGTGTCAGGACCACTAGAGGTAACTCCGATAGGTCCGATAGAGGCAGTTGGCGTACCGAAACCTGCCGCAGTACCAGTTGGTCCTGTCGGACCCGTAGGACCTGTTGGACCGTCTGCACCAGTAGGGCCGGTAGGTCCAGTTGGTCCCGTAGCACCCTGTGGTATAGAAAATGCGAATACTTTAGCGGTATCAGGACCGCTTGCTGTTACCCCAATAGGCCCTGTACTAGCAGTAGGTGTACCAAACCCTGCTGCCGTTCCAGTAGGACCAGTAGAGCCAGTTGGTCCTGTGGGTCCAGTCGGGCCAGTTGGACCATCGGGTCCAATAGGTCCTGTGGGTCCTGTCGCACCAGTAGGTCCGGTAGGACCTGTATCTCCGGCTGATGCTAATATACTCCAATAAGAAGTATTAGTAGGTAATATAGAGCCGGATGAAGTATGTGCTTGAATACAGATGTATGACGATTCGTCAACAGAATAGTAAACTGCGTCGTCTACTTGATAAGATACAGAACCACTAGACCATGTTCCTTCCCAAACTAAACCTTCCGGTCCTGTACTTCCCGCAGGTCCCGTAGGTCCAGTAGCCCCTGTTGGTCCAGTAGGACCTTCAGGTCCGGTAGGTCCAGTCGGTCCAGTAGGTCCCGTAGGTCCGGTTGCCCCATCACTACCATCTGCTCCCGCAGGTCCGGTAGGGCCTGTCGGCCCAGTTGCCCCCGCAGGGATTGAGAAGGCAAAAACTTTAGCAGTATCGGGTCCTGATGCTGTTATCCCAATAGGTCCTGTACTTGCGGTTGGAGTACCAAAACCTGCGGCTGCGCCTGTGGGACCAGTAGGTCCTGTACTTCCAGTAGGTCCTGTTGCTCCCGTAGGCCCTGTCGGTCCATCTGAACCTGTCGGTCCTGTTGGGCCAACATCTCCTTGAGGAATGCTGAATGCAAAAACTTTTGCTGTATCAGGACCGGATGCTGTTATGCCTATCGGTCCAGTAGATGCCGTAGGTGTTCCGAACCCTGCTGCTGCGCCTGTTGGTCCGGTAGGGCCAGTAGGTCCATCAGAACCAGTAGGACCAGTAGGTCCTGTTGGACCTGTCGCACCATCAGCACCGGCTGGTCCGGTAGGTCCTGTTGCACCATCCGAACCCGCAGGGCCAGTAGGACCATCTGCACCTGTTGGACCAGTAGGGCCGGTATCTCCGGCTGGAATAGAAAACGCAAATATTTTTGCTGTGTCAGGACCGCTAGAGGTAACACCTATTGGTCCCGTTGATGCAGTAGGTGTACCAAAACCGGCTGCCGGACCTGTCGGACCTGTACTTCCAGTAGGTCCAGTTGCACCATCCGAACCTGCTGGTCCGGTAGGACCTTCCGGTCCTGTTGGGCCTGTCGGACCAGTAGGTCCTGCTACTGTTGAATCAGCACCACTTGGTCCTGTTGGACCTGTGGGTCCTGTTGGGCCTGTCGCTCCTTGAGGAATAGTAAAGGCAAATATTTTTGCTGTGTCCGGCCCACTAGATGTAACACCGATAGGTCCTGTTGCTGCCGTAGGTGTCCCAAATCCTGCTGCTACACCATTAGGTCCAGTAGGACCTGTCGGTCCAGTCGGACCTGTTGCTCCATCAGAGCCATCTGAACCTGCTGCACCAGTAGGACCTGTCGGTCCCGTAGGTCCGGTTGCACCAGTAGGTCCAGTAGGACCTTCCGGTCCTGTTGCACCGTCTAAACCATCCGCACCTGCGGGTCCTGTTGCACCAGTAGGTCCAGTAGCCCCAGTAGGACCTGTCGGTCCGGCTACTCCTTGTGGTCCGATAGGACCAGTTGGGCCTGTGGGACCAGTTGGGCCGGTAGGTCCTGTTGCGCCAGTATCTCCTTTGGCTGAAAGAACAGCCCAATAAGAAGCATTAGGTGGCTCTTGGTTTGAGTGCGCTGCTGTGGCTATGTAAGAGTTACCGTTGTGTGTAACTGCGTCATCAATAGAATAAGTAGTACTTGAGTTCCAAGCACCTTCAAAGACTAAACCTTCGGGTCCTACCGCACCTGCTGGCCCAGTTGGGCCAGTAGCACCTGTGGGTCCTGTGGGTCCTGTTGGACCAGTTGCGCCATCAGCACCGTCGGAACCGGCAGGTCCAGTAGGTCCGGTTGCACCGGCAGAACCAGTTGCCCCAGTCGGTCCAGTTGGTCCGGCAATTCCTTGAGGTCCGGTTGGACCAGTAGGTCCAGTAGCACCTGTGGGGCCAGTTGCCCCTGTGGGTCCGGTAGGCCCTGTTGGGCCTGTGGGTCCGGTGGGTCCAGTAACACCTACGGATGTGATTACCATCCATACATCTGTTGCTGTTTTTTTAACCACCGATTTAGTATATTGAGAAAGAGTAGCAGCACCATTAAGTGTAACGCCAGTATCGCCACTAATTGTTAATGTCCCACTACCTATATTTAAGACGTGTATTTCAGTTAAGTCAACTAAAAAAGGAACATTAGCGTTAGTAGGTATGGTAAGTGTTCTATCACTACTGCTATTAAAAACAATTAATCTACCTTCGTCTTTACGAAGTAAAGTATAATTACTAGTTTTGTTCACGGTAGGTCTTACATCAACAGCCATACCACCAACAGTAGACCCATCACCATAAAACAAATATCCTGCATCTGCATCTTTATACAAATGTTGAGTATGGGGAGTTACTGCTAGTCTTTCACTTTCAGTAGTTAGAAATACGTTTTTGTTATCAGTTAGTTTTTCTGCCATGCTATACGCCCCCTGTTATTATTCAGTCTCAAGTCATCCATAAAGGTTTGCTAGGAAGATTACTATAAGCCTCATCCGGTGTATCGTAGTTTTGCGGTAAATCTAACAACTCAGTACGATAAGTTCTTAAATCTGTTTTCTGTGTATCTGTAAGATTTTCCCATCTTATAGCAAGTTGGTAGTAATCCATTTCTTTTAACAAACCGTCTCTAAAGCCTCTTAACTCATCCCATTCCATTTAATCACCCATTGTTAAACTTTACCCAAAGAATTGCCTGTCCGTTATTAAGATTAGTAGTGCCGCTTTCTCTCCTGACTTGTATAATATCACCGGCATTGAAATCAAAATCTACATCCGACCCTGTTTTAGTAAGTGTATAATTATTACCATTAGTGTTTACTAAATCGCTAGGAGTGAAGGTAAAGTCTTTTGTTGTAGCACCACCGTTTTTTCTTATCCTAATAGTATTAGTTGCTGTGCCTGTGATTGTTCCACCGGCAAATAAGAATGTTGCTGCTGCTACTCTACCACCAAAAGGCATAGGAAACGCATTAGGATTAGCAGTAGAACTTTGAACCGTTGGCGACCTAAAATCAACGGCACTTGTACCTATTGATGACCTTTCAAAGAAACAAGGATGAAGCGCGGTGTTTGGTGTATCATTTGTTCTTCCTACACCTGTAACTTTAACAACGGCATTACTGGCGTGTGCTTGCATTAAGATACCTACATTTTGTATCAAATGCGAGGCATCTTCGGGTTTAACATTAGTTAAAGCACCGGCAGTAGTAGGACTTACATACATAGTTTGTCCTTCTGTATAGTTTGCTGCTATTCCGTTAGCCTTGCCGAATACTACTGCAAGACCTTCTGCGTCTAAGGCAAGCGTTTCATACATAATACCTATTGCGGGCATTGTTGATGTGGAGTCGGCTCTTGCCTTCTTTACTTTTACGACATTAGAATTATGCACAGCGAAGATAAAGACTACATCTCCTTTACTAAGTGCTTCTGCCGCTTTTACCCGAATAAACTGTCTGTCGTGAGTATCATTTATCCATTCACCTGCGGTTGCGTCATACCGCAAGATTTCTTGTTCTGCGGCTGATGTAATAGTAACATCTTCTAATTCTCCTATGCTAATATTTGTTCCGCCAGTTGAGGACCATTCAATACCTGTCCCACCACTATTTACTGCTAGGACATCACCTGCGGAACCTAAACTTAACTGTCCTATATCATCCATACCATTACCATAAAGAACTGCATTTTTCTCTAGGGTTTGTCTACCTGTACCGCCATGAAATACTGGCGTGTTACTAAAAGCACCTATGGTTTCATAAACACCATCTGCTATTTGCCTAAAGTTCCAATCGCCCCTAATGGTAGGTCTTTTTACACATTTTATAGATGCGGCTTTGTTATCAGTACCAACTTCACCATAAATCCTCCCACCATCTTTTATGACTAACTCATTACATTCTAATGTAAGGCCAGCAGGTATTTTCCAATAATTATCTATAACATCGTTTGTTTCTATTTGTAGTTTGTTATATTGAGCGTAAAAGTTTTTTGTTGTAGTATTACCAAAGTTTGTAGAGCCAGTAACGGGAAAATTAAGTGCGCCATAAGAAGATGTTTTAAGCGTCTTAAATCTAGCGGTAGTATGTCCGAACCTAAAGTACTCTCCAATGGCCGTCAGAGTACCTTCAAATAGGTATTCTTTGGTATAATCGTAGATGTCGTAGTCAGAAGAAGAAACATTACCACCATTAAAATCTAATATATCAACAGAACCGTATGTGTTGTGTAATGTTCTAGAAGTATCTGAGTAGATAGATTTAGCATATATTGTTCCCGTAAAAGTAATATTAGGATATATACCGTCTATCATACTGAGATTTAGTGCGCCAAAGTTAAATGTAACTAATGCCCTAGCACTTTCACTATGAAACATACTATCTGCTACATTGTAAATAACTAGCGGTTTGTGTGTGTAAGAGTCACCATTACCATCATATACTGTTGTAGTACCTGCGGTATTGAAATCGAATGTCATAGAATGTGTTGGTTTTATTTTTCCACCAACATTTATTTCTAACTTACCATCTAAGTTAATACTAGTAGTTGTACTAGTAGTAATACTCTTTGTAAAATTAGCACTAATAGTAACATCTACTAATTCACCACTAATAGGGAAGTTAGCACTATCGAATTGACAATCATTATTACCATCAGATGTAGAATCAAAGACTATACTATCGCCATCTGCCGGTGCAGTTCCAGTTGAAGGACCTAATGGGTCTAATGGGTCTAACCAATTGTCTCCGTCGTTGGGGCTAGAATTAGCACTACCTTGCCAAAAATATGTTGTCCCTACCATTTATCTCACCTCTATTGCGAAGAGAGAGAGCCGGACAATTCACCACTTGTAGTACCGCTTACTCTAGCAGTTGTGGCTTTTGTATAAAATGCTGTGCCGCCTTTCTCTTCTATTGCACTTAATAGCGACTTTGCTTGCCTCTCGAATGAGGCTAATTGTTGATTGTAACGTATATCTGCTGTGCCTTGTTCTTTTTCCGGTACAGTAGAGGGAATTGTGTCAATTAATACTCTTAGGCAATCTACACAAACTAAGAACTTGATAGCGCCCTCTATATGTGAAGTAAGCGGTGCATTTGTAGAGTTTACGCCCACATAGTCTGCCTTTCTTACTTTTTTCTGCACTTCGGGAATACGTATGTTTAGATATTCTACAATAGTAGCACTATTCAAACCTCTAGGTCTGTTAAGTAAATCTCTTATTTGCCTAGCAGATATATTAGTGTCTAGTACTGTTGCTTCGTCATCTACTACTAATTCCCCTACATCAAATGACATTCATTCACCTCTACTCATAGTCCAATGGTACGTCTATGAATACGGTGTTTGATGAAGGTTTCTCTGAACGACCTAGTACAACTACTCTTTTTGTAGCAATTATCCTATCAGTCATATCACTCGGTGGAAGCCAGTAAAGTGCCTTTCTTGGTGCGTTTAACAAAGCAAGAGGATGGTCTTTATATCTAGAACCTGCGTTACGATGTAATCTAATCAAGTAACCTTTACCCGCTTTCCAATGTTTCAAACGGTGTTCCATTTCTTTGACATCTGCTGATTCGGGCAACAAGATACCTGCGTCTTTTAGTTTAGAGGCAAGTGAAGCCTTAGACGGCTGCTTTTTCTTTGCAGCCGCCTTTGGCTTTGTGTCCTTCTTAGTAGAAGTCTTTTTAGTTGCTTTAGGCATCTAACCACGCTCCAATCTCAGGAACGTACTCCGGTTATCTTTAGGATTCTTTTGTTAGTACCCGATGAAGCACCATCTTGGTGTTCGTGGATAACGCTTCCCATGTAACCTGTTAATAACCAGTCATATCCAACGCCCGGCAATCTTGTCAACTCGGTTTCTGTAAATCCTTCTCCGTTGTATGTAAAGAACTCTGCTGTATCTGCACCCGGAATCATCATAATAGCATCGTTACCGATAGCGTTACCGCTTCCGTAATCTCTTGTGTAGTAGATGCTTAGGTTTGCGATTCTAGCCAAGTGGTCGCCTAGTGACTCAACTACGTTTCCGTATAATGTTGTGTTTAGGATAGCACTTCTCTTGTCAGCAGGTAGAACTAGTGCAAGTGGTTCGTTTCCACTTACTCTTCCTTCTGCAAAGATATTGTCCATAGCACTTAGGATGTCGCCTTCTTCGTCTGCTGAACCGCTTCCGAATACTGCTGTTGCTGTAACTGATGTTGCACCTGCACCCGCATATAATTTTGTTAGGATGTGGTTGTCAATTGTGTCAGCCCTTGCTCTTACGATAGCAAGTTGTTGACGGTCAATGTTCTCAAAGGATTCACCACGTAGACGTACTGCATCCAAGAAAGTAACTCTACCTTGTCCCTTCTCAAGTTTGGTTGTGTAGTTAGCAGTTCCAAGGTTGGTTGGGTCTGTTAGTGCTACATCATCTAGTGGGTATGTGAAAGAGCCTACAACTCCTGTGTACCACTTAAACTCTAACCAAGGTACGCTACGAACACCGACTAAATCAGTTGCGATAGCGATTGTGTTAGATTGTAGTTGGATAAAGTCTCTTAGAGTTTGCTCTAGGACTGCATCTCCAACTGAGAAAGGTCCGACTGCTGCTGTTGGGTTTAATATTTCTTCTAATGTGTTATTCATATCATTCATCTCCTATAATTTAATCTATATCTAACAAGATACAGGAATAAAATCTCCCGCAGACAACGCTGCTTCTCCGCCAAAGTAGTAACCGACTAAAGTTGCTGAGTTAGATGAATCGTCATCTACACAGCCGTTTTCGTCTGCTGTTTGTGAAAGGTAAATTGGAATCCCGAACTTAGGGGATGCAATTGCGTTTGCTAGTTTTAGGTAGCAAATACCGTCAAGAGGAAGGATTGATACTGTTCCTGTTCCTGCTGCTTCCAATGCTGAATCTGCATCACGGCTTGATTCTGCCATTGTGTAGCCGATTGGTGTATCGTCTACTGATGCTGTCATTAGAATACCGTCTGCGTGGTATTTAATAACTAGTCCTTTGCTTGCGAATGTTTCTTGTATATCTACTACGTGTACTGGGTCGTTTCCTGAATATGCTACCATTTTATCTCATCTCCTTAATATCATTGTACGAAGGGGCTTTCATTGTTGTTCTTTCTGCCCCTGCGAGTGTTTTGTTCCATGTGTTTGCCCAAAGGTTAAATGCCTTTGCGTAAACTTCTTCATCGTTAGAAACCATTTTTCCATTCAAGTAGTTTGCTACTTGTGGTTTCTCTGATGCTTCTACAACTTCTTCAACAGGTTTTGTCTCAGATGCGATAGGTGTCATCTCTACTGGGGTTGGCTCAGGGTGAGACGCTTCCCAAGATGCGATAAGTGTTTCTAATGTAGAAGTAGAAAGGTCATCGTGACCGGACATTCCTAAGTCTGATGCTTTAGTAACTAAAGACATTCTTTCTTCTTCTGCTCTTGCGGCCACTTCAGCCTCGAACTCAGCCACACGACTGTTAGCCAAAACTAACTCAGCCTGCATAGCCTCAATTTTTGCTTCATAATCTATTTCTGTATTTTCTGTTTCGGTCATAGCAATCACCGTTGGTTGATTGTGGTCAGAGATTGAATGACCTATAAAGGTTGTCTTACTGGCTATCATTTCTTCCTCTACTGTTATTTTCTCTATTGATTCTACGTTTGCACGTTCATATGCAGGTTTTACAACCAATGCTAAGTGGTCAAAAGTGAAATCTTCACCAAAAAC